CGATGAGTATGGATAGGGTACAATTAGATAAGATTACATTTATTGTTGATGCACTAAGAGAGGGGTTGGACGATGATAGTGGGAGTTCAGGGAACAAGTAGTTTTGACGACTACAAGGTGTTTCTTCGTGGCATGGCAGTAGCCATGTCGATGTTAAAGACTGAAGATCAACACTTTGACATTTACTCTGCAGGTCCTGGCAACATCAACGCCATGGCCTCCGAGTTCACCAACTTGTCAGAGCGTGGTATGAAAGCACGTGGCAAGAAGATTAAGTTTCACAAAGTTGCTCCGTCATGGATCAGTGAAAACATTAAAGAGTTTAACTATATTGTTTATTTAGCATCGCCAAATGAGCAATCTTCTAAACTAGTTACAGAAGCACAAGACAACAATGTCGAAGTGGGAATTTTTAGATACTAAGGAGAATAAAATGGTAGTAACATCACTTGAAAAAATGGAAGAGATTGTACTAAACAACAAGGCATTGCGCTGGGACGGGTGGACTGTTGTGCACTCGTATGTGTCAGACAAGGCACGTACATCAAAGTTTGGCGCACTTGTAAATGGAAAGTGGCAGATGGAAAAGTACTTTGTACCAACAACGGCTGGGTGGGAGATCCCAGATAAGTTTGTGAGGTAACACCTTGAAGCATGATTGGAAAGAGGATGGTGCTTGCCTAGACTTTGACACTAACTTATTTTTTGATAAGTATGAGGAAGATGAGTTGCTAAGACCCGCAATTGATAAACTTTGCTCTGAATGCCCAGTAAGCAAGACATGTTTTGCTGTTGGTGTTTCTCAAAAGGAGTGGGGCATTTGGGGAGGGGTATACCTTGAAGGTGGGGGAATTTCCAAAGAGTTTAGCAGGCACAAAACAAAGGCTGACTGGGCAAATACCTGGCAGTATTTAACAATGGAGAAGTAATATGTGGTCATGGATATTAGCAGCAGTGGGAGTAACAGGCATTTATTTCGTAGGTAGAAAAACTATCTGGGGATGGATGGTATTGCTTGTAAACGAGTGTATTTGGATTGCATATGCACTTGCTACAAAACAATATGGTTTTATTGTTATGGCTACCGCATATTCTGCAGTATACATTAAATCATTTATTGGATGGAGAAAAGAGTTAAAATGATTATTCAGATTATTGGATTGCCTGGTTCTGGAAAGACAGAATTAGCAAAGGCATTAAAAGATCGTATTAATGCAATACATCTTAATGCAGACGAAGTTCGTGCAACAGTCAACTCTGACCTAGGGTTTTCACCAGAGGATAGAATTGAGCAGGCTCGTCGTATGGGTGAGATGGCTAGGCTTATTGCCAAGCAGGGCGTGTCGCCAGTTGTAGTAGACTTTGTATGCCCAACTGTGGCTACCAGAGAGGCCTTTGGAAAGCCTGACATCTTGATTTACATGGACACAATCAAAGAGGGTCGCTTTGAAGATACAAACAAGATGTTTCAAGCACCTGACAAGTATGACTGGTCATTTTTAAATCATACACTTGAGGCCTATGATAAGGCCACAGTAGTAATTGAAGAGTTCAAACTTCATGACTGGTCCGCTCCAACAACACTGATGCTTGGTAGATATCAGCCATGGCATGAAGGTCACCATGCTCTCTACGAAGAGGCTGGAAAGCGCACACCACAGGTTCTTCTGGGTGTAAGAAATACATACAAGACAAGCGAGAAGGATCCTCTTAAGTTTGACCAGGTAAAAGAATATATTGCCAAGGATGAATTTATGAATGGTGCAATGGTACTAAGACTGCCTAACATTACTAACATTGTTTATGGTCGTGATGTAGGATATAAGATTGAGCAGGTTAAGTTGGGAGACGAACTTGAGGCTATTAGTGCTACTCAAAAGCGTAAAGAAATGGGTATCTGATTTTATTCTAGATAATAATCTTACAGATGTTGAAGAACGATTCTATTTTGGAGATAAAGATGAAAGTAAGTAAACAGAGGTCATTTGTAAAAGCATGGACCTACCGTGTATTTGGAACACTGACATCCTTTCTTGTTGTTTATGTAATAACTGGAAAAGGTAGTTTGGCAACACTGATTGCATTTTGGGAAACAATTGTAAAGGTTGGTGTTTACTACTGGCATGAAAGAGTCTGGGATAAAATTCAGTGGGGTAGAAGGTAATGTACACAGAACAAAACAGAAGAGCATTTCAATCACTGTCACACTTTGCACCTAAAGGGTTTTCTCTACAGATTGTAGACAACGATCATTTCCTTACAGTTAAGGCAAGTGAGCGACAGTTCATGTCTCTTACTGGAGAAGATAAGGTACGTGCAGTAGAGTATATGGTAAGGGCAAAGCAGGCACTAGAAGATACTGGCGCTATTGTTTTATTAGTAAGAGAAGGTGGCGAGGAGCAATGATTATAAACATTATTTTAGGGGTAGTAACAAGCCTATCAGTTTCACTATCTATGTTCTTAGTGGTAAAGTTGCTTGTGTTGCGTAATGACTTTGCAGAGATGAATCTCCGTACAGCACTTTTAGAGCAAAATATAAAGCAGTCACTAGAAAAACCAGTAGAGCCAATTGAAAATAGTGAGGGGTTTTTGAGGTTTGTTTCTGAGTCTCGTGATTGGGCGTTTCAATATATTGAAGAGTTTCAGGCTGGGTTGAAAGATTTTGTATCTTCGATTGAGCCAGAAATCAACTACTTTAAAGAGTATGGAGATATAAACTCTATGTCTCCAAATTATTACTCATTAAAAAAGATAGTTGAAGAGTACGAAAAGTTGAAAGGACTACTGCCAAATGAGTAGTAGTCTTATATAATATCCTAGGAGGAAAAATGAATACAACACAACTAAAGGCACTACTAGCATCATATGGACGCTCAGTCCTTGCTGCTGCAACAACACTCTATATGGCAGGGGTAACTGATCCAAAGGACCTAGCATACTCTCTAGCAGGTGCAATTGTTCCAGTAGTGCTTCGCTATGCAAACCCTAATGATAAGGCCTTTGGTCGCCTTCCAGAGGTTGCTGAAGTAGATGCAGCACTAAAGACGGTAAAGCCTATTAAGGCTCCAGCCAAGAAGTCAGCAGTCAAGAAGACTACTGCAAAGAAGGCTGCTCCAAAGAAGTAATAAATAATAGTAGATAGTGGGTAGGAAAAATAATCCTGCCCACTATTTTACTTTTCCAAGAAAGTTTATATTTATAACTACCCTATTGTCTGATATCTTTGGTCCAGATGATGAGTGATAGTAAAGCCCATCAAACAAAACAGCCCTCCCCATCTTGGGTGATACCATTTGTTTTACTGTCAAATCTGGTATGCTAGATCCATCAAACTTTTCGTTAAAGATAATGGTGTCCCCATCAGAGTCATTGACATAGTACAAAAGCACTAAGTGCTCCATATCAGTGTCAACATGCGGTGGGTGAATTGAATTTTCCTTGTTTGTTTTATATAGGATGTTTGACTTTACTCTTAATAGTTTAAATACATCTATGTTATTCTGTAAGGCAAATGACTCAAGAATGTTTGAACCTAATTCGTGGACGGACGAAAAGCCATTTCCAAAAAAATATCCCATGTGGACATCTTGTCTTTCTTCAATAATATTAAGATTTAGATCGTTCAGTGTTGGGTATTTTTCTACATTATTTGTTGACTCAAATTCTTCCCAAAATAAACTTTTATTATTTTTATTAAGTACGTCCTGTATTTTTGATGAAACGCCTTCTTCTAAGAAGTTATCGCTTATAATGATCATACGACTCCAGTTCTACTGTAACTTAAATAAGTATATCATATATGATATAATGATATAGCCTGCCCATTAGGGGGGTATAACTTATTCGCTTGAAAGGGGAATAAAATGGTAGAAACAATGCTGGGTCTTTTAGATGACCCATTCTTTAATAGGTTCAATCAAACACTAAGAACAACACAAAATAACTATCCGCCATATAATCTAATTAATGTCGCTGATAGTTTGTTTATTTTGGAGTTTGCTCTAGCAGGATTTGATAAGGACGAAGTATCAATCACAGTAGAAAATGGTCAACTAAAGATTAGTGGGCAGAGATCTGAGGTTGAAGAAGATGAGTCCGTAACCTATTTACATAAGGGAATCGCTGCGAGAAAGTTCTCAACAGTGTTTAACTTGCCAGAATATATGGAAGTTGAACAGGCACTTTTTTCAAATGGTATCTTAGAGATCACACTTGAAAAGCGTATTCCAGAAGAAAAGAAACCAAAAACAATCGAAATCCAGTAGTACAATTAAGGCCTATACACCCAGACACCTGGGCAGTGTAGGTAAAACAAGGGTCGCTACCCCTTGGATGGAGTCCTGAGTATGACTTTAAACTGCTCAATTAATATTCTGGTATAATGATTGCATGACAATTCACTCAAATCCAACGCTCTCTACGTCAGAGCCAACACGACTTTCTCCAAATGGAGTACACTCAGGTGTAGATATTACAGTTCAAAACCTAAGCGAAAGTGCTTATGTTTACCTTGGTGGAGAAAATGTAGACGCAGAAAGTTTTGGCTACCGTCTATCACCAGGAGCAGCATGGGCTGTTGAATTACCTGGAACAGATGCACTTTATGCAGTTGGAGATGAAAACGGATCTTATATTGCAGTACTTCAGACAGGACTTGAAGGCTAATGGCACGGTTTACTGGAGCAGATGGCGGAAACAATGGTGCGTCAGCACTTAATTATGTACAGGTAAATGGTGGAACACAGCAGACTATTTCTTCTGCACCTAGTTCAATCATTGATTTAACTATCATCACCACTGGAAAGCCTGTACAGATCTCTGTAACTGGTGAAGGTGCTAATGCAAATGCTGGTTCTTGGTTAAGACTTAACCTATTCCGTGACGATGTTGAAATCGGAAATGCTATTCAGATGGAGTCATCTGCAGCATCAGAGAATGTTCCATTTGCAATTAATTTTATTGATGATGTAGCAGCAGGTACATACAACTACTCTGCTCGTGTGACAGTTCTTAATGGTGGCTCATGGACATTTGGTGAAGCAGCAGGTCCTGTTATGAATGCCGTTGAACTTACAGGCTTTAAGGGTGATCGTGGTCTTAGAGGACTTACTGGAGAGCAAGGTCCACAGGGCATCCAAGGCCCACAAGGTGAGCCAGGAACTGGCGGTACTGGAAGTGCAAATGTCCCAGTAATAGCAAGTTTCCTTACATATGAAGAAGGAAGAGATGCTCTTCCAGTAATAAATGAAAACTTTGGTTGGGATGACAATGGTCTTTGGTTTGGACCGACTAATGCAGATAACGAGTCTAATGTTTCATATCCCGTATTCACCAATTTTACAATTCCACAAAATACACCTGTACATGTTGAATTTGATATGGTTATTGAGGCATACTGCTCAGATATTGGTATGGCTATTTATGTTGATGGAACAACTCCTAATTGGACTTGGGGAACAGATTCATCAAGAATCGCTGCCCAGTTTAACTGCCCTTCAATTGAATTGAATGGTTTGACTGTACAAGGAACTGTAGATGGGGATGACCAACAAATTCCTAACCCTGGAACATATCGCTTTATATTTGACTATAACCCAACTCTTGAAAGCGATCAAGTAACATTTGCTTATAGTCTTGCGGGAAGTATTCTTGCACAAACTTCTATCAACGAAGTTCTTCCTACAGGAGATTACCGCATTGGTTTTGCATCAGATAATGATGGTGCAGATGATGAGGATCCAAATTCAAACCCAAGAAGTTATATAAAGAACCTTATCATTAAAACAAATCCAAATGCTTCAAATGAACTTATTTATGCAAGCAGTTTAACACCAGGAAGTTTGGTAATACCAACAGCAATCAAGGATGAAAATGGTGAAGATTTTATCACTATTACAAGAACCAATACAGGCACTGCCCGTATTGATGCACCACAGGATGACCTTTCGCTTCGATCTGCTGCAGACATCACTCTTTATGCTGGTACTGATGGACCAGGAAATGTTTACATTGGTTGGGGAGATGCAGAGTACACTCCAGATTCTCCAAACCGTGTAGCAACTATTGGTGATATTCAAAATGCTACCAATGGAAACTTTGTTTTTGATCAATCAACTGCAAGAGTTGCTTCAGGAGATATGGTTTTAGAAGCAAACGAAGGAGATTCATCTATCGCTGCTCAACTTAAGTTGAATGCAGGCTATGTTCCAATTGAATTAATTTCTTATGATAGACAAGATGCTACATTCTATGAAGGAGACTGGTCCACTGCTGAGTGGCAATCAGATGGCGGTAACGGTGGTCAGGTTGTTTTAACTGGTATAACAAGCATAAATGACTTCCTAAACACAAGTTTTAATGGTGATTTCCAAAAAATAATTATCAATAATGACCTTACGTATTCTTATAATGGAGGTAGTTATGGTGGAGGAAATGCAACCTTTTATATACCCACAGCACCAGAAGGTGGAGCACCAGTAACTATTACATCATTAGGATTTGTGTGGTCAGAAAAGTCTGGAATGACAATTAATTATGATGACTCAGAGATGAGTATCGATGCTCCAAATATGGATCTAAATATTAGTTCTGGAGATGACTTATCACTCTATGCTGAAGATGACATTAGATTCTACTCAAACTCTAATTCACAAAATAATTACGATTGGACGATGAGTTCAAACGGAAACTTTGAACTTCCTGGAAGTGGCTATATCTCAAACCCAACAAACTCTTCTGGAGATGGTTATGGGAATGCAACAATTAAGATTGTTCCAGACACAAACAATACAGGGTCAGATCAACACATTATTATTGATCCTACTGCTCCAAACCATATTCACATTCGTGCTGGTGGAACACAGGATTCTTCTAGTGCAGAACTATTCCTTGGAGCAGAAAGAACAAATGTTCGTGTTTCAGACTGGAGTGGAGATGTTCAGATTACTTCAAAGAGAGATGATTTAATTAACTCTTATGTCAATTTGAATCAAGATAACACTAACTACCTTGTAACAACTATGGATGCAATAGTTGAGCCTAATGCAGTTGTAAATGTTGATGGCCTTGACTATGCAGTAGTGAATGTGCAATACGATGTACCAGATTCTGGGTATAAGACAGTTGAAATTACTGGCGGTACCTTTACAGCAGGAAACAACTATACATTCCGTGTAGCAGATGGAGAAAACTCTTGGACATTTGACTCAAATGGAACTATTTATGGTCCAGTAGAAGGTGGGGTAACACTAAGCAGTATCTATGGAGAAGATGGAAACAATGTCTTTGGTGTTTATGCACAGCAAAACCTTGTGTTGGGCAATGGTGAAAACTACGGAGCATATCTAAATGACTCTAATAGTGGTTTAAACCAGATTGCAACTATTGGAGATTTGCCAAACCTTTCGTCATACCAAGGAGACATTCTTCCTTCAGCAGACAACCAGTATGTTTTAGGTAATTCAGAAAATAGATGGAAGTCTATATCTGTTGGTGATGGTACGATCTATATTACTGACGCTACCCTGGGAACAGAGGCAGGCATTACTGTTGATAATGGAGTTTTTCTTATCGACGGTATTGCACAAGCACAGTTGCCAAATGTTACTGTCACTAATTTAACTTTTGCTGATGATACAGTGCAGACAACTGCATATACAGGCAATGCAGGTACTGGTGACTTTACATTTGAAGAAAGTACTATGAGTACTAATGAGGACATGGATATTAGTGTTCTTGGAGTTCCAGGAACGATTACTTTGAGTGCTTATTCTGGAGTAAATGTTCAGAGTAGTGCAGAATTCGGATTGACAACAAATAAGATTATTACAACAAGTAATGGGGCAACAGATAATATTAAGATTGGCGATGACGCATACATTGGTGACGGGAACATTGCAAACAATATTGCTATTGTTGGTCAGCAAGATGCAACACAAGGTGGAATTGTTCTTGGATCTAATGAAACTGAGCAAATTTCTACAGATGGATCTAATTTAAATATTGA